TCCTTTGCCCCAGCCTTAGTAAGGCGTTCGGCTACAACACCCATCTCTCTGAGCCACTTCATTACTGCTGTCTCAAATGCTGCGCCCTTGCGCCCGTTGGGGTTAGCCATCAGTAGGCACTCTTATCTTTTTCCAAGATACGAATAGCCCAGTCAAGACCAGTACTAAATCCCTCTGTCCATTCATCTTTGATTGGTGGCTTGGCATCTTCAATCTTCTTAATGCACTTGTTTACGTGTCTTAAGTATTCAGACTGTGCCATTTCCTTTGCGTGTATTTCTAGGTAGTCATCATCCATTATCTTTACCTCTCGCTATAGCAGCAGCCTCTAACCAAATTTCTTTTTCATCATAATAAGTTTCGCTTGCTTTAGCCTCAATCTCTTGGGCTATCTTCTCTCTTATCTCTGCTTCCATTCTAACAAAGATAAAGTCTAGATACTTAGTGGATTCGTTAGTCATTATGCACTCTCAGGTATGTCTTCGATGTACATAAATTCAGGGTTGAACGCTAGCCACGCGTTGAGATTCGCGTTAGCATCCGCTCGACCATACCTATTTTTGACTGGTGCAACTGCCATAGCAGTTCCGACAACTCCGAGAGTGCAGATAAGCGCAGGGAGTTGAGCCACCTTTCCTTGGAGTGCCGACCTTGGCTGGCACGGTTTGCCTTCCACAGCCTCCGATGTATGATGTAATACGATAATCGCAGTATTAGTCGCTCGAGCAAGGAACTTCAACTCCTTCATAATCGCTCGCATAGAAGCGAACTCTTCGCCCCCGTCAGTTGCTATGTCCATTAGGTTATCAACAAAGATAGCAACGGGCGGACAACCCCAGAGTTCTTCAAATGCCTGTACCTCTTCGTCAATATCCTGAAGAGAAGGGCTTGATTCAAATGACCAGACAATGTGACTGCCTCTTGCAAGGGTAGCCTTAGTCCAACCTAAATCATTTTGTAATAGATACTCTACGTCAGTCTGATTCTTGCCGCTAATCATTGAGGCTAGACGCATAGCCATAGTGTGTGCGTTTGTATCTGCTGAGATGTACAGCGTAGGAACTTTCATCTTAAGTGCTAAGGCGAGCGCAAGCGTAGACTTACCTACACCTGGAGTTCCTGCAAGCATAGAGACTTCTGCTCTACGAAATACAATCTTGTTTGATTCAAAAGACTTAAAGATATGTGGCAATGGTTCTCCGCCTATGTCGGCTCGACCAATGCTTCGGGATAGTGTTCTCATTATTCTCCTGTCTTAGGTAAGAAAACCACCCGCTGCTTCCCCTACAGCAGGTGGTCTCCGAGTCCCCAGTAAGTAGTTAGTTAACTGGTTTGCACTGGTCTGCACCCTGTGGTTGAGGGCAAGACCAGAACGCGTATGGTTGGCCTGTCTTCTTACTTACGCCACTTCGGAATACTCGCGGTCCGTGAATACAGGTAGGGGATGCTTGCTTGGCCTGGTCTGGAACTGAGGATACTGGTGGCGTTGTGGCGGGAATGGAAGACGGCGTCGATAAAGGGGCGACATTGTACGCTCCTGTAATCAACTTCTGCACAGCAGCAATCTGCGGTGAGTAATCCCCGATACCCTCGAGCAATACGCTGAGTTCATCAGCAGTATTAGCACGAACGTTAATCATATCTCCGCTAGGAGTTTTGTAGGAAACTTGTAGTTTCCAATCGTCGTTGTTCATTGCTTCTCTTTCGTAAATTGGCAGTGCTCTGTGAGTCCACAGAAACTGCAACTGGATAGGTTGGGAAGAAATATACCAGCCTGACGTGCTTTGTCAAAGCCCGACACTAGATACTCAAGTGAGTCCAGGGTATATCTCGATAGGTCAATCATCTCTCCTGTCCCCGCTTCGCGGGACATCCAGTAGTTTCCTAGATTAACCTCAACGCCAAGCATCAACTGAAGTCCTATCTTGTAGAACCCTAGTTGTAAGTCTGATGTTGGTCTGCGTGTTGATGTCTTAAGGTCAACGATGACAAGTTCACCGTCTACCTCAAAGACACGGTCAATCACCATTTTCACAGGCACGTCCGCAATTATGGGATTGAGTTCTAGTTCGATAGCCTTAGCACCTTGTGGTGTCTTCCAGATTTTCCAATTGGTATTAGCCTTGCGCCATTGGATGTACTGGTCAACCCATACAGCGCCTTGCTCGTTCCACCAAGCAGCATCTTCCTTATTCGGATTAGCCTTGGTTGCTCGTCCCGCAACGCGGGCTTTAGTAATATCTAAGTCCTTGGTTTCTTTAGCCCAAGCCTCTGTCCATAGTTGATTAGTCATTTGCTAGGTCCCACATTTCTGTCGCTGCGTGGAATGCTCTGCCTCCCGCTGACCAAATGCTTGGCTCTTCAGGTAGTTGTAGTAATCGACCTAGGTAGTACTGATACCCACAAGTCAGATAGGTTGTGAATGCTGAGTATGAAATATGGGGTGGCAATGTGTACCCCTGTAATTGAATCATTTGTTTCTCCTGTCGGTTAGATACTTAGCCCCTAATGCAGGACAGGAGAGTACTGGACATTTCGGGGCTAAGTAATATTCAGTTGTAACTCACGTAGAAAGTATAATATATAATATATATTTATATTATATATAAGGGGCTTCGCCCCTATATATTATATATATTATTTATTATAGATTAATTATACACTGACTGTCAAAGGTTTTGTCAAATTACGACACGCCGATAGAAAACAAAAAGAACCCCCTTCCCAAGGTAGTTACCTTAGGTCGGGGGTCTTTGTGTCTATAAAGGCCGTTTAAGCCCTTTTAACGGGCTATCGTGCGCCTCTGCCAAACTCTGTAGCCGATGGGTCGAGCCACTTTAGGACGGGTCCGAGGAAGCCTGCGAGCGCAGCCATTCCAAGTGTCTTCAAGTCGGTCTCGCCTGCTAGGTAGAGTGCGATTGCAGCGGAGGCTGCAGCACGGAACCAGGTCAGCGATACTTGCTTTAGTGCTTCCATTTATTTTGCCTTTCGTTCGATACTTACAGACCAGGTATGTAGTTTGCAACAAGTGCACTCTACTGCCTTGGGAGCAGGTGGAAGGTTGACACCTTTTGCCACCTTCTTCTTAGGCTTAGGCTGCAGTTTTGCAACCATCTGGTTTGCAAGATTAGGTTGATTCATCCACCAAAACCAAGGGCTAGTGTCATTAGCCATATCAGGGTATATAGATATATGTAGATGCTTGTCGTGAGGATTACTGCCACTGTAAGGACGATTGCCAGCACGACTCTTGGACTTAGACCATATCTTTTTGTTAAAGATAAGATACTCCACCCTCGGGTCTTCCTTAAATTCTTCAAATAGTTTTGCACAATCAACCCCGTTCTTTGGGTCGTGCGTTAAATCAACAGCAAGTCCCGTGTTGTGGTCTGAGTTCGGACTGGCTTTCAGATGCGCTGGTGATGGCAATAATCCGTCGGACAGTTTCTTGCGCTTCGGCCACAGTGCTGTCGCCTGACGTAGCACAGCAATAGCAGCAGGACTCGCGACCTTCGCTACAGGTTTCATTCATTTCCTCAATGCTTCCTTGACTAGGTCAGTTAATAGTTCTACTTTATTCTCAAGATTATTTACTTTATCCTTAAGACTGGAGCCACCGTTGGGCTTAAGTTCATAAAGGTAATGCTTGACCAGCCAACGCACTAATGCTGCGAAGCCTGTAATTAAACTCAATATAGATACGGCAATGGCTGCCCAGTCTGCAGGTGTCATTTATACAGTCCTTATGGTGATTTCAAGAACACCGCCATAACCTGAGAAGCCTCGGTCTGGGGGTGTTAGTCGGGTGAATGAGATTTGCTCGATGACACATTGACGAGACTCACCCGTAGTGAGGTCTTGCCAGGTAACTACGTCACCGTTTTCCTCAATTGTTTCCAATTGGGATAGTCTGTCAAAAGCCCTACCTTCATACCCGACAAGGACGTTGTATCTATCAGTCTCTACGTCGAAGCAGTAGACAGGGAATCTTATGATTCGTTGGCGAGGTGTTGCAATGGTTGCCTTGATTTGATAGCCCTCAAACAGTGGGCCCCTTGTATTGTCAGTTCCATCTCTGAACAACAAGAACTTATATGCTAAGTATTCTTGGGCATCGAATGGCTGAGTAGTTGTTACCTCAACAGG